GAGAATTGCTCTCCTCTTTTTTTAACGAATTTTTCCTTAAAATAATTTGCATAATGTGCCGAACATACTGACTTTTGTCGCAGAGGCTGTGAAGTCGCAGCCCACCAGTTGCAGAACGATATAACCTTCATGTAATTGTTAGTGGGTCTGTTGGCGTCGGCTGACAGACCTTTTTTGTGCGAATATGATGATTTATTCGAAACCATATAGAACGAAAAAACATGAAAGAGAAAATTCTCGTAGCGCTGAAAACCAAGTATTCTAATTTGGGGTTCGGAGCGAAGGCTCTCGACGGAGTAGCCTCCATTTTGGAAAAATCCGTCACCGATGAATCGCAAATTGAAACCGCAGTCAGCGGGGTCGAACCTTTCCTTAAAGTTTTCCAGTCTGACGCTGATCGTGCACGCACCGAGTACAACGCACTGAAAGGACTGTATGACGAACTCAAGGCAAAGAGTGAGGCATCTCCTGCAAATGGGGGCGGGCAGGGCAAAAAAAACGAACCCGACGATGAGGAACCTGCGTGGTTCAAAGCCTACAAGAAGCAACAGGAGGAGCGTTACAACGCCATCAAAGCGGAGAGCGATACTCTGAAAGCTGAAAAGGCCAAGAACGACCGGGCCAATCTCATCTCCGCAAAGGCAAAAGAACTCGGTATTCCGGAGTGGCGCATGAAAGAGGGATTCGTCATCGCCGACGATGCAGATGAAAAAACGATCGGCGACTACCTCGCAAACGTGCAGAAAAATCTGGTTACCGCAGGGCTGGAAGGGAAAGGTTCGGGATTCCCGATGTCCACGCCCGAAGCGCAGGGCAAAGAACTCGCAAAGGCGTGGGCTGAAACACTTCCGGACAAAGAGTAACCAAAACGTAAAATCATGGCAATCGTATTTGAAAAAACAAAAGTAAAGGGCGGTTTCCCCATATTCTGGCGCGGTGAGTTCGCCGTATTGCCGGGGGACTTCAAACTGAAGGGAACCTATCCCGAAGGGACAAAGATTCCCAAAGGTACGCCGATCAAGCTCGACTTCGACAACATGGAATGTTCCATATGCAAGAGTGCACGTGTTCTGTCGGGCGGCACAACCACTGCTCCACATGTCAAGAAGGGTTCCATGCTCCAAGTAGGAGATGCGGTTAAGGTCGGCGAGTCAAATTCGACCGTAAAAAGCATTGATACCAAAAATGCAGATTACGATGTGATCACGTTCGCAGCGGCCGTAACGGGTGCGACTGAAGGCGTAGATGTCCTCTCGGACGACAATCTGCCTGATGCAGTTGTCGAAACCGACATGGTCTATTCCGCCAATAACGGATTCCAGACCGTATCGGCCGGATATGCAGGTATCATCCTCAAGGATGTAGCCTATCCCGTCCCTGCTGCATGGCTTCAGGGTTACAGCCTGAAGAACAACCCCGAAATCAAGTATGTACGACAGTAAAAGAGGAGGTAAACAATGAACGAAGTATTTTATTCATCCATTTTCGGCGAACTGACTAAACAGGTGCAGATTCGCATCGATGCCGCCTCTGAACTGCGTAAGCGGCTATTCGACCAAAATATTTACGAGCGATTCCTCGACTGGGACACCCCCACCGTCGGACTGAACTTCGAGGAGTTGATCGGCTCGTACAATTTGAGCGTCGCCGCTGCAACGCTCGACTCCAAAGGTAAGGAGCCTATCATGGGAACCGAGGGACTGGAAACGATCAAGCAGAAGGTATTAACCCACCAGATGTCTTATTCGATGCCTATCGAAGAGTATCGTAAGGTGTTGCAGATTCTCGATTCGCGGATGCTGTCCGATTCGGCCAAGACACAGCAGCTCATCAATCTGATGTGGAACAATGTTACGAAGGTCGTGAACTCCGTGCAATCGAAACTGGACATCATCTTCCTCGGAGCATTGTCGAACAAAGGCGTATTCACGTTTGACGCGTCCAATAACCCAGAGGGTGGTGTGCGCGGTACGATCGACTACAAAATGCCGAGCGAGAACATTGCCACCGCGAAAACGTTATGGACGGATGGCAATAAAGATACGGTCGATACGCTGGAGGATATTCAAGCCATCCTCGATGCTGCACAGGACAAAGTTACGTTCGACCGCATTCTGCTCTCGCAGAAACGCCTGTCGTATATCCTCCGCAACAAGAAGATGAAGTTGGCGGTATTCGGTAGTGACAAGTCGTCCACACCGCTGTTGCTGGCGAACCTGAACGAGTTTATGCGTTCGAACGGATTCCCGACATTCGAAGTCATCCGCCGCATGACCCGTATTCAGGATAACGGTAAACTTACGGAGTATTCGCCGTGGAACGACAAGAACCTCGTGTTCGTACCTGCGGGCAAACTGGGCGTCATCAAGAACGCCTATGCCGACAACGAGCTGCGGCAAGAGCCGGGTGTCACCTACTCTAACTACGGACGCATCCGCATTTCACAGTGGGGCAAGGGCGAAACCGACAACTCTAACGGCGTAGAGTTCACGAAAGCACAGTCGCTGTCACTTCCGGTTATCACCGAAATCAACGGCATCTATTCGCTGACCGTAGAATCGTAGTTGTATGAAGAATTTCGAGTTGTTGTCGGGCAACTTTAGCTACTGTACCGCCCCGTTTGGCGACGTTGGCGTTGGCCTTGAAACCTATTGGATTTTCGTTTCGGGAAAGTTCGGTAGCAGAGGCCTCGGCCAATGAGTTCAACAGCAGTTCGACATTGGTCATATTATCCCGCAGGTTCTCCTTTTTCAACCCCTTGTAACGTTTGTAGGCTTTCGTGGTACGTCCGGCCCACTCCTTCGTGATAATGTCCGTAAGGGTGGCATATTGCGTTCCATCAACGCCCCCGCGTTTCCACTCGTCAGTGAGAAGTTTACGGACTTCGATACTTTTCAAGCGTTGGTTAATCCATGTATCCGAATATCCAAGGCGTTTATAATCGGCTACGGCCTGCTCAATAGATAACTCAGGGTCTTGCATTTGGTCGAGGCGGTCGCTTGCCACCTGCGCCATCCATTGCTTGAAAGGCTCGGCTTTCTGTGACGGAATCGACTGGATAATCCGCAGGACGGTTTTCACATCTCCGGCCAGCGTCTTGCGCATCACTCCCGTTTCTGACCTCATGGCTATCTGGGGACAATTTGTCCCCACGAACGAGGCGAGCGCTTCATCCCGCTTGCGCATCTTCTTGAAATAATCGGTCGGATTCACGGTGTCCGTCAGAGCGGAGATCACGTCGAGAACGGAAAAATACCACGTCTCCGTCCGCTCGTCCCAAACGGTGCGCACCTTGCGGTCCTCGAACAACTGTATGGCCTGCTTTTGTGTCATAGGAATGTAGTTTTATTTATTCCTTTTCTTTTACCTCCAGCACCGTCCCGCACTTCGGGCAGGTGATTGTGTTCGTCGGGTACGTTGCTACTCTTCCGCCTTTTGCTCCGCTTGTTGGAATCCAATTTTGCGGGCGGGTTTGCGTGCCTGCGGTATCTTGACCGACAACGCCGCAATAGCGTTGTAGATATTATCAAGCTCCTTGCGCATATCTTCCGACAGATCGCTGACCGCCTCGGCATTGTCGGCGTCCACCCGCTCCAGTAACGCCAGTTTCGCCCGAATTTCGGCCAACTCGGCCGTTACTGTCGTCGTGGTCGTGATGTAGTTCCGCATCGCTACGAAAGCACGCATAATAGCGATACTTACTTGTATGGCAACGGAGCTTTTCAAAACAGCCGATAACATAGAAACGCCTTGCTCGGTAAACGCATAGGGGTTGCGGCGTAAACCCATCGTGATGGAATTGGTTATCACAATTTGTGATTTCCAATTTTCAGTTTCGGCATCTGTCAGTTGAAACATGAAATCGGGCGGAAAGCGTTCGATATTACGCTTTACCGCTTGATTGAGAGCGCTTGTTGTTACTTGGTACAATTCCGCCAAATCACGGTCCAGCATCACCCGCTGGCCTCGTATTTCGTAAATTTTGCTTTGGATGGGTTGCAGTTCCATATCGTCGTGTCGCTGTGGTTATTCCACCTTTATGGTTATCAATTTCCCGCAATGCAGGCAGGTCTTATTTTCGGTGTTTGATTTCGGATTCCAGCTCCTTTAACTGTTCCATATCCTCCCGATCGGCTTCGATTGCGGCCTTACGTTTTCTGCGGGCGTTGAACTCTTCATAAACCTGGTAGGCGAATGCGTCTTTTTGCTCTTTGCCAACCGTACCGGCATTGGGTAAAAGGGGCTGATCGTTCGATACCAGAATTTTATCTACGTTCTCCCTCCAAAATCCCATCGTAAGGTCTTTCCTGCTCTTTGCCCTGAACTCGGCTGTTTCGAGGAAGATCACAACCAACCGGTTCAAAGAATCGAGTTCGTCGTGTGTCAAGTAGTTTTTAGCAATAATAACGTCCTGCTTGCGTACTACGGCACCTTTCCAGGAGGTAAGCCCCATATTGGGAGCATTTGCATCGGCTCGTTGCATCACGATCTCCGCGGATGTATGTCCTGTTACGGCATAGAGGAGCTTATTTTGCGTTTCGGCATAAAACATTTGCGTAGCCTTGTCCGTCGTGTCGTAATCGCTGCTCAATGCAAACAGATCGCGCACCTTCTGATAAAATCGCTTTTCCGAGGCACGTATATCCCGAATGCGATCCAATAACTCGTCGAAATAGTCGGGGCGGCCGTCTGGGTTTTTCAGGCGCTCATCGTCGATAACGAAGCCTTTACGGAGATATTCGGCGAGATTGCGGTTTGCCCACTGGCGGAATTGCACGCCACGGATGGATCGGACGCGGAAACCTATTGCCAAAATCATTTCCAGTGAATAAAATTTTATTTGATACGATTTGCCGTTTGGGGCAACTGTTAAGTATTCCTTAATAGTTGATTCATCTGGTAACTCACCATCTTTTAATATGTTATTTATATGTTGGCTGATATTGGGAACAGAGGTGGCAAAAAGTTCTGCGATCTGTGCTTGATTGAGCCAAACGGAACCGTCGCGTGCTAATAAGGATACGCGACTTTTCCCATCCACCGAATTGTATAGGATCAACTCTTGCTCCATGATTATTTCCTTTCTTTGACCTCTAACACCGTACCGCATTTCGGACACATTATCGTGTTCGTCGGCTGAGGGGCGAAAAAATCCCCCACGTTACAGCCAATAGCAGCGGCGATACGTTCAAGCACTTCTACACTCGGATTCCCATTAATATGTTGGCTAAGTCCTACGGGTGTAATTCCCATTCTTTCGGCCACTTCTTTAACAGTTAAGCCGTTAGCTTTTATTGATCTCTTTATATCCATAGCTTTAAATGTTTGGTGTTGGTACAAATGTAGCTATAACTTTATTTTTCTACAAAAATAATAGCAAAAACTTTAATTTTTATTTGCATAATTAAATTTATAGCTTTATATTTGCATCAGAAAATAAAACCAATAGCTATAATAACTATGACAACGGCAACCTATACCACGATGCAAAACCTCGCCAAGCAGGCGGCAGCGTACATTACGAAGCTCAACGGCGAAGCCGAGACCTTCGAGATCGAGAGTAACGGTATTACGGCCGTTATCGCATACGACGCCGAGATCGTCGAGGACAAGGGTGACTACTGGACGGCGCCGAGCTGGTCGATCGAGGACGAAACGGTAGCCGTTGAAGCAGTTTATGACGAGGACGGCGAAGAAGACAAAGAAGCTGCTGACTGGTTGAAGAAAATGTTGAACTAACAAATAAAAACAATAGAACTATGAACGCATTTGCATTTAAAGTGATCGACGCGATCAACAGAGAAGGTATTGGCAATGAGGCATGGGGCCTTGTTGAAGAGGTAGATGACACCGTAGCCTATTTCGGCACAAGAGAAGAAATCGAACTGAAAGGCCAGTGGGCGTACGTCTATGCAGATAAAAACGACTTCTTCGGATACATCGACAAAGTCGAACCGACGAGAGTTCTACACGTTGAAGATTGCCAGTTGCTGCTTTACAAACTCGATTAAAAAGCCGTTCGGGCGGCTATAAACAGACCTCAGGCCCGAAGCGTGGCGGCACCTGCCGCCGGTGGTAAAAATGAAAGATATGAAAGACATAAAAATTGGCGACCCGGTGAGATTCGGACGCAATACTGGTGAATATCGAGGACAGTTCGATAAACTGAATATCGCAATGGTACTCGTTGGCAATAGGCTGTATTATGTTACATTTGAAAAAATTGAAAAGCTATGAAGACAAGAAAATCCTTCAAGGTGAACAGAGAGGCTGCGATCAAAATCGCAATGAACACAAACGGCATATCACGAGAGATCGCCAAGAAATACACAGACAGCGAGTTGAAAGAGTGCTTGCGACTACTCAAACTAAAAACCAACTTTTAACCTATATAACAATGAAACGAACCGACCTTTCCATCATCATGCGCACGGCGTGGCAGATGTGCCGCGCGACGGGTGTAACCTTTGCTGAGTGTCTGCATAAGGCATGGCAGGTGTTCAAATTGAAGATAAAGATGCGCGCGGGCATCGTGCAGTTCTTCTACCTCAAATCGAGTACGGGTGAATTGCGACAGGCATTCGGTACGCTTAAGGACGACTTATGCCCCGAAACAAAAGGTGACGACCGTAAGCCTAACAAACACCTCGTAACCTATTACGATACGGTTGCCGAGGGCTGGCGGTCATTCAGAATGTTCAACTTTGTAAAAGTTATATAATATATGAAACCAACGATGTACGTAGAAAAACGCAGCGATTTGACATTACTCAAAAAGGCATTCGAATTGACGGACGCGACATGTCACCGCACGCGGCTGAAGTGTGGGTGTAAAGCCTACAAAGGTGCAGACAACAATCGCGACGGCCTATTGATCGTCAAATATGACGCAGTAGTGCTTGAGATTATCCGCTGCAAAGGGTGTGTGAAGAAAAGACCTTAAAAATTGCAGCTCTCAATAAAAAATCGTATTTTTAATAAATAATTCAATAGTAAGATTTGCATAATGTGCCGAACGTGTCCACTTTTGCATCGAACAGATATATGCGGGGTAGTGCAGAGGTTACCACGGCGGGTTAGTGTCCCGCAGGCGCAAGTTCGATTCTTGCCCCCGCTACTAATGAAATTTACGGCTATGAAAATTTTAACGCTTATCATCAAACAAAAATGGTTCGACGCCATTTTGTCGGGTGAAAAAACGGTCGAGACCCGCGAAGTACGCCCGACCAACACGAAATACATTTCATACCGAGACAACAACACAGGCAAAGTCTACAAGAAAGACAGTGACGTGCCCGAATCGGCGTGGGACAGCGAGAAGGGCGTTGATACGGTTATCAACCACTACGATGCCATACAGTTCTGGGTAGGTTACGAAAAGAATCGCCCCGGCGCGCTGGTCGAAGTCAAAGGCGTCGAGCTGGTAGATGTTTGCGACGAAGAGACGAAAGAGCCGATTGTGTACGAGCACAACGGTAACGAATATACCATGACCGAGATCGACTACCACCTCGGCAAGGTAATCGAGAAAATGAATTGTTAAACCCTTAAAATCATTGCTGCACTCGAAGACGAAGACAAAAAACAGCAGAACAAATCGGGCAACAAACGCTACGTGCTCTTATTTCTAATGCAAATAGGGTAAGCGGTGGTGGTATTGATAGGTCAAATAGAATCATGAGAGCGAATGCAAAGGCATTGTTGCCCTATTATCAGAGAACAGGGAACAAACAAGCTGTCTCGGCTATGCGCTCCAGATTAGGGTTAGTCAATGGATAGAAAATAAACATTATTGTCAGACTTCTAAAATTCAAGCTGCACTCGAAATTCAGTAAGAAATCGAATCAATCGGACGACAGGCGCTAGCCGTGTTCGTTATCGTGCAGTAGGCGGTCGTGCGACGAATCGTGCCGGTCGTGCACGCGACATTCGCGCCGCCTTTGGCATGGCAACAGGTTAATCATGACCCCGATAGACCATGCAAACGAAGTGATTGCCTCTGTCCGTCAAAAAACGGACAGGGCGATCCTTTTTTATTCATGTGGCAAAGACAGCGAGGTATTGCTCGACCTAATGGCTCCGCACTTCAAAGAGATCGTTTGCGTGTTCATGTATTTCGTCAAGGGCCTCGACCACATTGACAACTATTTGCGAGCAGTCAAAGCTCGTTATGCCAATGTTACCATACTGCAAGTCCCCCATTGGACGTTGACGCGTGTTTTGCGTTGTGGGCTATACTGCATTCCTAACCCCAATGTAAAGCTGTTATCGTTGAAAGACGTTGATGAATCCGTCCGGATGAAGACGGGAATATCTTACTCTTTCTATGGAATGAAGCAGTCGGACGGAATGAATCGCTGTCTTATGTTGCGCGGATACGAGAACGAAGCTATAAGCAATACGAACAAGGTATATCCTCTATCCAAGTGGAAGAAATCGGACGTCATGGCCTACATCAAGGCAAAGAAACTGCCTGAACCCATATCCTACAACAAGAACAAATCGCAAGGTCTGACGTTTTTGCCGGAGGTATTCGATTACCTCCGCCGGCATTATCCGCAAGACCTCGAAAAGATTTACAAAGTATTCCCCTTATCCCGAAATATATTACTGCGATATGACGAAGAGAAAAGAGCAGCAGCCCAAATACAAGCAAAGTGAAACGGTCGTAATCAAGCGATCACAAATCAACTTTGCTCCATACAATCCACGCAAAGAAGACCCTGAAGTCATCAAGAAGCTCAAAAAGAACTTTAAAACTGTCGGCTATCTGGGCGGTATCGTATGGAATCAGTTGTCATCTTATCTGGTTTCAGGGCACAAGCGCGTACAGACGCTTGACATCATCAACAATTACGACGGGACACCTGAAACGGATTATGAGATCAAGGTAGAAGCTGTAGAGTTAGACGACAAGACAGAGCGCGAACAAAATATCTTCATGAACTCGCCCTCCGCAATGGGAGAATTCGACATGGAGAAAATAAAAGTACTTGTACCGGAAATAGACTATAAAGCCGCTGGCCTTTCTGAAGCAGACATGAACATATACGGTATATCCGTCATGCAGGACGAAATAAGTTCAGAACTGTCTGATACGTTAGGTGATTTCGAAGAGATACAACGACCGTTTGAGGAACGCAAGGCCGCGGTAAAGGAGATGAAAGAACAGATTCGTCAACAGGCAGAGCAAAAAGCGGAAGACATCGAATCCTATGTAATGCTCAACTTTAAGTCTTATAGGGCGAAATCATCATTCATGCTTCGGTTCGGGTTCAGGCCAGACGACAAAATAATCCCCGGCGAAATGTTCTCGGATATGGTTGAACGGGTCGAATAACGACAAAAACGACAGTATAAAAAATGGCAATGCCCTCCAAAAAACCGAAATTAGATACCTTTCGCAAGGTTGCAAATGCTTGCGGCGGTATTTTGTCAGACATAGCTGCTAATTTAGGTGTAGAGCGTAGCACAATTTACACATGGTGCAATGATGATGAGCAATTCGCCCAAGCCCTCGAAGATTCCCGTGAACGGTTCGTTGATTTGGCCGAAAGCAACCTGCGTAAATTGGTTGCCGGCGTTCCGGCCATCGAAAAGGACGAGAATGGCGAAAAGAGATTTGCCGGTTGGATCGAACGTCCCTCCGAAACAGCGATCATTTTCACTCTCAAAACACGCGGAAAAAAACGGGGATATGTAGAACGTCAAGAGGTTACAGGAGCAGATGGTGCCGAACTTATTCCACCTCGCACTCTCTCTCCCGAAGAGGCAAGACAATATGGGTTAAAACTTAACGAAGAGTATTAACGCACTACTCCGATTCGCGACATAGACATAGAGCGTACCTTCTGTCTTTCCGGTATGCTGAATTTCACCCGTTACATGTTCAAGCATAAGACGGGGATGCGGTTTATTGTCGGCGATCATCATCGCAAAATATGCGAAGCTCTTGACAAAGTCGTCCGTGGCGAAATAAAGCGTCTTATTATCAATATTGCGCCACGATATGGCAAGACCGAACTTGTCTCTAAGAACTTCATCGCCTACGGGCTGGCGTTAAACCCCCGCAGTAAGTTCATACACCTATCATACTCCGATGATCTTGTTCTCGACAACTCGAAAGAGATCAATGAAACGGTACAATCAGACTACTACCAGCGGCTTTTCCCTGAAGTAGTCGTCGAAAGCAAGAATGCTAAAAAGTGGTATACATCCGTCGGAGGCGGACTGTATGCAGTAAGTGCAGCAGGACAGGTTACAGGATTTGGTGCAGGTCAAGTAAATGATCCGTATAGGGAGCGGCGCGAAATGGGTGATTTTATTCCTGCGTGGGAAAGCGATTTTGCGGGAGCTATTGTTATCGACGACCCGATCAAACCGGAAGATGCACTATCCGAAACGATCCGCGAGCGGGTGAACAATCGCTTTGAATCGACTATCCGCAACCGCGTGAACTCGCGCAATACGCCTATCATAATCATTATGCAACGGCTCCATGAGCACGATCTATGCGGCTATCTTCAGGAGATCGAGCCGGAGGAATGGACGGTACTTTCGTTGCCCTGCATCTGGCATGACGAAAACGGACAGGAACAGCCTCTCTGGGAATTTAAGCATACGCTGGAGGAACTGCACAAAATCGAGAGATCGAACTCATTTGTCTTTGAAACGCAATATATGCAGAACCCGAAGCCGCTGGAAGGTTTGATGTATGGAGAGTTTAAGACATACGACATAATTCCATATGCAGCATCTATGAAGCGAAAGAACTACACGGATACCGCTGATACCGGCAGTGACTATCTGTGTTCTATTTGCTATACGGAAACTCCCATCGGCAATTTCGTGACGGACATTTTATATACACAGAAACCGATGGAATATACCGAGCCGGCAACAGCCGAGATGCTGTCCCGAAACAAGACGGAGATCTGCTACGTCGAGAGCAACAATGGCGGCAGGTCTTTCGGGCGCAATGTTGAGGCGCAGTGCCGAATAATCGGTAACAACTTTACATCGTTCAACCCATTTACGCAGACCGCCAACAAAAGGGTGCGTATTTTCACGCGATCGAATGAAGTGCAAAACCTTATTTATTTTCCGACCGGATGGGAGCACAAATGGCCGGAGTTCGCCTCGCATGTCAAATCATACCGTAAGCAGCAGGAGTTCAACAGCCATGACGACGCCGAAGATGCCCTGACCGGAGTAATCGAAAAGCGGGGGTATTTCAACAATGAAGAAGATTTAGACAAAGAGGATTTAGGAATTTGGTAAAAAGTACGGATATGGGATTTATAGACAACCTACTCAATGCGATACGCAATAAATATCTGAATGCAACCGGTGCAGAACGTGATCTGCTTACGCTTATCAAGGACAAAGACATTACACAGGCTCAAACACTTATGCAGAATCGCGATACGGAGGTTTTGCAGGCGATTCAGGAATATAACCCCGAACTCCACCGTATTATGCGAAAGGCCGATAAGATGCGGAAAGGCCAGGAGCCTTATCGTACCGAGAAGTTGCCTCGTGCACGACAGAAGTACATCAATGAGGTGGAACTATTCTTTCTGCTCGGGAATCCGATACGATGGAAGAAGGTGAACAACGAAGGTTCGGACGAGGCTTTCGAAGCATATAATCAATTTTTGCAAGATACACGATTCAACGTTTCCATGCGTAAAGCAAAACGCATTGCGGGAGCAGAAACTGAATGTGCCAAGCTCTACCACATCTATCGGGACGAGAATTTCCAACCGCAGGTAAAAGTTGTGGTAATTTGCAAGTCGAAAGGATACACCCTACGTCCATTATTCGACCTATACGAGAACCTCATTGCATTCGGGTATGGGTACTACCTTAAAGAGGGGACATCAACTATCGAGCATTTCGATATTCAAACACCTGATACGATCTACCGATGCAAACGAGGATCTCTTAATTGGGAGGTTATTGCAACTCCCAATCCAACCGGAAAAATCAATGTTATCTACTACCGACAGGATAAAGCGTGGGGAGGCCTCAACCCCCGCATAGACCGCGAGGAGGATATAGACAGCAAAATATCCGACACAAATAACTATTTCGCAGACCCTATCGCCGCAGCAACGGGCGATGTCGTAGATTTTTTGAAAGGTCGAGCCGACAAGCCCGGGAAAATGATTCGGATGACCGGAGCGGATTCAAAATTCGAGTACATCAATCCACCGACCTCTTCCGAGACGCAGCAACGGGAAAAGGAAGACCTCGCGCAGTCCATCTTGTTCGACACTTTCACGCCCGAGTTTACACCCGAGAAAATGGCTGGGCTGGGAACTTTGTCGGGCGAAGCGATCAAACGCGCGATGGTACTGGGATATATCAAGCGCGAAAATAATAAAGAGATATACGACATAGCCGTAGATAGGGAGAAAAATCTTATTCTCGCTATTATGATGAATGTAACCCATATTCATTTGCGTCCTGATTTGGCTGCGCTCAAAATAGAACACGAATTTGCCGAACCGTTCAATGAAGATGTCACCGCACGTTGGGCGGCTATAGGCCGTGCTGTGCAGGATGGCGTTATGTCGCTGGAAAAGGGCGTTGAACTAATGGGAACGGCCGATGATGTTACCGCTGAAATCGAGCGAATAAAGCAAGCGAAGGCAGAGGCATCTATGAACAATATTATAGAGCCAACATTCTAATTCGAAACGATGCCCGGATTGAATTTGAAAGCCGCCCAATGGGAGCAACAGCATAAAACGCATGTCGAAGAATATCTACGACAGATAGAGGCTTTGTATGATGTGGCCTCGGATGAATTGATTCGACTGGGAATGGGATATAAATATCAACCCAATACGGGGCGATTGTTCGCCTTCTCATCAAACAAAAGCCGTAGTAAACAAGCCGATGCCTCGTTATCTTCATTCCGAAATAAGTTGTCCACTATAATTACAGCGGGGATCACTTCGGAATGGTTTTTTGCCAACGACAAGAACGATTCATGGGTAAAACAACTATTCGACAATCCGAAAAAAGGATGGATGCTTCACAATCTCGGTGCACTTGAGGCATTTCAACGTAGAACAACTTACGGGCATAATTTATCCGAAAGAGTTTGGAGTATCGCCAAGCAGTTCGAACGGCACATAGAATTATCCTTATCTATAGGTATCAGCGAAGGCCGAAGCGCTGCCGATATAAGCCGTGATGTACGCGTCTATCTGAATGAGCCGGACAAACTATTTCGACGTGTCCGAAATGCGTTCGGCAATCTTACCCTGTCGAAAGTGGCGCAGGCTTATCACCCTGGGCAAGGCGTTTACCGGTCATCTTATCAGAATGCTATGCGTATGGCTCGCACCGAAATAAACAGCGCTTATCGTGAAGCCGACAGTATCCGCTGGCAACAACTTGATTTTATTGTCGGATATGAGGTAAAAACATCAAAATCGCACGTACAGTGGCTGGCAAAGTTCTGGTATCCGCGCTTCAAAAAAGGGCGTGCGCCGCTGGAAATATGTGACGCAATGGAGGGAAAATATCCGAAATCTTTCAAATTCATCGGGTGGCACCCGAACTGCAAGTGCTATGCAGTGCCAATTATAGCCAACGAGGGCACGGATAGGGATTTTTGGGAGGAACCGCTGAATGAGGTCAAGGATGTGCCCGACAACTTCAAACGATGGGTCGAGGACAACACCGAAAGAATCGAAAAGGCGAAGAATTTGCCGTATTTCATAGGGGAAAACAAAAAACACTTCAATGATTCGCTGTTCATCAATCGCGATGCCGTATAACTCTTGGCAAAAGCGCAGTACGTAGGGAATAAGTTGCAAGGTGTTGCATAAGGAGTTGAGGCAAAGTATGAGGCATCGTGCACGCCTATAAACTACAAAAGCAAGAATAGCATCGTTCGCAAGGTGAAACAGGAAAGGCAAAATCTATTAACACCAGGTTTCATCGTCCATTTGGCGGACATTCTCTCCGTCACTGTAAGCACTGTTCCAAAATGAAACACCCTTTGTCCGGCGAAATAGTGCGTCGGTTAGGCGTGAGGTTGTTGCTATTCACCACATCCAAGAGGAGAAATGCAGTAAAAACGGAATGACCGACGGAAATAAGATGTGCCCCGCCGATCATTCCAACTAAAATAACACGATATGACAAAGGTACTGCACTGCGGCGCATTATGCAAATAATCGTATTAAAAATTCGTCAGTAATGCAGCATTTTTCTCTCGTTCCTCTCGCTCGAAGCTGGCAAGGTAGTTTTCCGTCGTCTTCAGATCTTGGTGGCCGAGGCTTTCCGATATGTAGGCGATATTCGCCCCGGCACGCTTCAACACCGTAGCGAACGAATGACGCGCCGTATAGGTCGATATGTTCCCAATTTCGAGCTGCTCCCCGATCATCCGCATCCGTTTATTGATTAACCCGGTAGCGGCTATTGTTTTAGCGTGGCTCTGCACCGCATCCTCCGACCCGTCGAGAATTGGGAAAATAAAGTTATTCGGTGCTGGAGTATTACCCCAGCGGTCGATAATAGCTTGCATCTGGGGAACTACCGCGACCCGGATTTCCTTACGGGTCTTAGTCGTGCGCTCGGTCTTTTGACGCACGAAACAGATTTCACCGTCCACAATATCACGATACCGCAATTTCACGAAATCGGCGACGTTGATCCCGTTACACAAGTAGAGGAACAGCCAATAATCCCGGTATTTGGCCGTTGCTTCGTTCCCATCCTCATAGCGGGCGATCTGCCCGATCTGCTCCAGCGTTAAAGCCAATTTACGGCCCTCACCGGCCTGTATTTCATATTTCCCTCGGCCGAACGGGTATTGCGCGGGTTTAATCGCATCGCATCGACAAGCATCGTTCAATATGGCTCGTAAATGGCGCATGTGTATTCCGATCGTTGTACGGCTCTTACCTTCTCCGAGTAGAAAGCGCTCATAACGTCTTACCCAATCCACCGTTATAGATTCAAGAGCAATACGATCCCCGGCAAACCGCTCCAATCCCTGTATAACAACATTATAAACCAGCATTGACCCGATACGATCCTGCTCTTTTAATTCCGCTATTTTAGCCGCAAATGCACGGTTAAGAGTATCAACCCCCGAACGTTTCAATCGCTTGTTGAGGCTATCGAATGAAAAAATACCGTCGCGTGCCAATTCCTCAACAACCCCACGAACAATTTGGTAACTGCTTTCTATATCTTTACGAACGGCCACAAGGGCGCGAACCTTCGTTGTAGTCAGACCTTCCCACTCATCCAAGGTAAGGTCTTTGCCCGTCGGATAATAGCGACGATCCCGGCGATAGGTTACACGAATTTTTACGGGGCACTTTCCGTTCTTTTTCGGATGACTCGTATCTATTATGGGCGCAACTGTTATTCCGTCTTTTGAATAGTTCATTTGATAGGATAATTATTATTTCAACACACAATTTCGACACAAAAATACAAAAACAAACAAAAATAGATAAAAATAAACAAAATA